TTACTTTTGAAAACAGCTGTTTATAAATGATATTTTTTAGTTTAGTCATTCTTTGCTCAAAGGGTAAATCGGAATTAGGTAAATCATAGACTTTGTAAATAACTCCTGACTCGAGCCACGCTTTTTCCCATAATTCACGTTGAGCCTTTTTTTTAGGCATTTTCTTTCTAAATAATCCACAACTTTCAAAATTTTCTCGCCCAAGCCACAATTCCCCGTCTAAGGCAATACCATTTGGTAAAAATTCACGAAACCATCGCGGGACTGAAAAATGATTATTATTCCTAGATTTGAACGACCTCCCGTTCCAAATTGCCCTATAACCATCAAACTTTTCCGACATATACCAACCGACTGGATTAATTTTTGGAACACCCTTAGTATCTTTATAATTTCCAGCCAACATAGGACTACTACTAAATACAATTTCTGGTTTTTTAGGCTTTCGGTCTACAACTTTTTTGGGTCGTCCATATGCTTGGCGTCCCTCGAATATATTATTATCACTTCTAATAATATACTCGCCGTTCTTTGGGTTTTTAATAACACAGAACATCTTTATTAAAAAGAAATACAGGTTTATATATAATCAAAATTTTATTATTTCCGGAACCAGGAGCTTGGGATACAAATTGATTTACCTTTTAAATTGGACCAAGAATCTTTATCGACTAAAACCCCAGAATATCTATGTGTAATATCAAGCATCAGATTATCTGGTGTGTAATATTTTTTAGCAAGGTCTGATTGTCCAGCTCCAGTATGTACCAGGCCCCTAAAAAATCCCCTTTTATCTAAAATAAATTTAGTATTCATACCTATATCAAAAATTTTGGCATTGTCTAAAATACTATTACTAATTAAATTTTTACTGTCATCTAAATCTTCGTCATTAATAATTACTATTATTTCGTGATAATCCCATGATAAAAGTTCACCAGTTATAAACTTATAATGAGGGATAGGCATATTTTTACCAATTTTATCAAAACCATTTATACGACAACGACCTAAATTTTTTACTGGAAAATATAAATCAGGATGCTCACTCTTAAAATGGTCGAAATTTTGGAGAATATATAACACAAATTCCGAACATCGCCCTATATCTCCGGATTCATCGTGCTCACCGAGAACGTTTTGTATCTCACCCCTTAACAGTCTTCCAATATCTGTAGTTGAAAAGAATGACCCCCAATATTTAATTGCATTCGGTTGACTGGTATACTTTGTTTCGAAAGGAGGGACCTTCTCTGCCAAAAGTGCTTGGATATTTTTATTGTGACGTTTAAAAAACATGCTATTATTTAATACGAATTTGCTATAACTGAATAAATCAAATTTTTATTTATCTAAGTATTTCCAGTTATTAATATTAACAATTGATGACCGAAATAAATGATATTAATATAGAATATATTTCCAAATTAACTATTCCAGAAGAACTACGTGAAAAATATAAGCTTGATAATAGTCTGCGGAAATTTATCCACGACTCGCGACAAACTATTCAAAATATTTTAACAGGAAAAGATAAAAGACTTTTATGTATAGTAGGTCCTTGTTCGATTCATAATTATAATCAGGCACTGGAGTATGCCCATTCTTTAAAACAAATGAAAATTAAATATAAAAAATCACTATTTATAGTTATGAGAACATATTTTGAAAAACCCCGTACCACCGTGGGTTGGAAGGGATTTATTAATGACCCAGATTTAGATAATAGTTTTAATATAAATAAAGGGCTTGACCTATCGAGAAAGTTATTGTATAATATTAATAAATTAGGGGTTCCATGTGGAACAGAAATATTAGATTCAATCACGCCGCAATATTTAGCGGATTTATTATCGTGGGGGGCTATTGGTGCCAGAACCGTAAAAAGTCAAATTCATAGACAAGTTTCTTCCGGATGCTCATTCCCTATAGGTTTTAAAAATTCATGCGATGGTTCTATAGAAGCAGCAAAATGCGCAATAATAAGTGCTCAAAACTCCCATTGTTTCCGGGGAATTTCTCTTACCGGTGAACCCTCTATTTGTAAAACAAAAGGGAATAAATATGGACACATAATATTACGAGGTTCGTATAAAAATGGTCCCAATTATACCAGAGATTATATCAAAAGATATATCGAGGAGTTGTCTGAAATTAAAACAGGTATAATCGTCGATTGTTCGCATGGTAACTCCAATAAAAATCATAAAAATCAATGTAAAGTAATTATAGATGTAGCAAAACAACTTATTCAGTTTACGGATAAGAGCGGTGTAAGAGGGATAATGTTAGAATCGAACCTTAAACATGGTATGCAGCAATTAACCAGACCTAGTAGTTTAGAATACGGCGTCAGTATTACGGATAGCTGTATCGATTTATTCGAAACTAACAGTTTATTAAACATTTTAGCGAATGTTTAAACGACCGCCATTTATATAAAAATATTCTCCTTTTTTCTCGTTCTATTTCACACGCATAAATAGCTTTCTGTTCTATTTCATAATTTATCCTTTTTTGTTTTATTTTTTCTAAGTTTTTTTTTCGTTCTTCTAAAAAAGTATCGTTATTTATTTTATTATTATACATTATTAAATATAATAAGAAAATATAATGAATATATTTTCATAGTACTTTAAAATTGTTCGATTGTATCTTTTATCTTAAATCTATATTTTGGTTTAATAAGTTGTTTGTTTTGAGAGAAAGAAACTAGAATATCATAAAAATTTTCGTTAAAACTTTCAGGTTCATATTCTTTAAGGTTTTGACCACAGGTATTCATAATCGCACATAAAGTATCTATATAAATACCTATTTTTTCGTTTCCTATATCCTTAGTGATATTAACTAATCCGTTGTAATATTTATTTACCCACGAATACGAAACAAGCTTATAATTAAATAAATTACTTACAAAAATTATCCCTCCTAAAATGAGCGTTTTATTTTTATTCACATCACACATTTCAGAATAATTAGTTGTCTGGTCCAATTCATTTATATTAAAATTTAAGTTGTCGTCATAGAATTTTTTACATTTCTCAAAAATATGCACCATTACACCGTCGAGCGTATCCAGATTTTCTACTAAAGTTCCTAACAATTTGGCATAGATATCACTATATATGTGTTCCTCGGTTGCTTTATCAAATATGATATCGACTATGCGATTTTTATCTATTTCTAAAGTACCTATATTGTCTATAGCCGTTAAAATATTATTTTTAATTGATTCATAATTAGCACCCGTTAATTTATTCAAATTAGATATAATTTTACTTTCGAAAACTTCCTGGGTTAATTCTTCCACATATTCATCTCCGTTATTTTGGCGCCAAGAATCCGATTTTAGGGTGTATTTAATGTTTATGGTATGTTCTTGGAATGTGGAAATTCTTTTTATAACAGAGAGTTTTTTTATTATTTCAGGATCTAAAACCCCATCAAAATTTTGGGAAATATTTTCAATTTCAGCAAAAGAATATCTTATAATATCAGTCATACCTAAATATAATTTAACCTGTTATATTTAAGTATTTTTAATCATCTAAATAATATGTGGAATATATCTCGGAACTTGTAATTTATAAACGTTGGCTTTAAACTGGTTATTATACCCGTTAACATTTATACTGTCCCCATCGTATATTTCTTTACACCCATAGTGTTCTTGACAATTTTTATTCCCCTGGACAACGCCTAATTTAACTGATTGGTATCCATCTGACGAAGTATAATAGTTCCATTGTTTAGAACCTGAGTAGGTCTCCTGTCCATATAAAGGCAGCAATTTACCATCACCACCACTAGCATTATCCATTAATACTCCAACCTGTTGATATCCAGTAGGTTCCCCTCTGGTATGAACATTAATAGGTATACCAGGTTGGTTCATATCTACCGATAATTTTCTTAATGGTGGAGCAAGTCTAGGATCCATAGGCGGTTGCTGTATATGTACCATGGAAGTCATCTTATTCTCCAATATTACCTTGTTTTCATTTATATTGTTACTGAGTGTTATAAATTTAGAATTATTTTTATTAATGTAAAATATAACTACTATTATAAGTCCTATTATTAATAATATCAGGGTATCTTTATTTAAACAAAAAAATTTAGAAGGACACATTACCATTTTACTATATATAAAGATATTTATTTATAATCTTAAGGATTTTTATAATATAATATTTAATGTCTTCTAATATGTCGATAACTGATTTGTCCCTACTAACTTATCGTGATAATCTATATAAGAAGTTGGGTATTAAAAACAATATCGTCTTGTCGTCGGCGTTTAATTTAGTGTTTGCATCTTTAGTGCCTGCTTTTATGACATTTGTTTATAATTATGTTAGATTACAATCTATTAAAAATCATTTCACGGGTATATATTCTTTACTGTTTAACTATAATGTGGTTACGCTCGAAGGTGATATTATTAAAAAAGGTCGCTGGGAAAGTTATACTTCTTTTAGTGAAAGAATAAAAGGGCTTTTATATTATATTTCTACTTTAAATGTTGGATATAAAACCAATAACATTAAACAATTAAAAGAAATAATCCATAACGATTTAAGAAGTTGGGATACAGAAGAGACCGATAGTCATAAGAAGCCTACTTTTGATACGACGCAGTTTATCGTTGACCAAACGTTTCAATTTTCCCTTAGCCCTAAATTATATTGTAAAATAATTACAAAAGAAGAAGATATAGATTCTAATGGCGGTGTTGATGGTAAAAGAATAACCTATACAATTAAGGTGTATTCTTATAAATACAGTCTTACTGAAATTCTAGAGTTTTTAGATAAGTGTATTGATAAATATAAACTCTATCTTAAAAATAAAACCGATAAACAATTTTTCTGTACTATAAAAAATTCCGATAAAGATAAAATTATGTGGAATAAATTCGTTTTTAAAAGTAATAGGAATTTTGATAATATGTATATATCTTGTAAAAATGAAATAGTGGATAAAATTAATTTTTTTATAAATAATAAGGATTACTATGCTAAAATGGGGAGACCATATACTTTAGGTTTGTTATTTCATGGGGAACCAGGGACTGGTAAAACATCGTTTATTAAAGCGTTGGCCAATCTATTAAAAAGGCATATTATTGAGATACCTTTAAAAAAAATTCATAGCTGTGAGTCTCTATATAACGCATTTTATACCGAAGGCATCGAAGGGCTGTCGTTAAAATTCGACGAAAAGATAATTATTTTAGAAGATATTGACGCGATGGGTGATATTGTTAAAAAAAGAATTTTTAAACCTGCAGATAAAAGAAAGGAGTTTGGAAAAAACCGCGTAGAAAATGAGGACAGCGATGATGACGATGAAGATAAACCAAGTAATAAATCTAAAAAAATAGATTTCGGTGATTTATTTAGCTCTTTGATAACCGACTCCAAAAATGATACTAAAACGGTTAATGACGTTTGTCTATCCTTTCTTTTAAATTTAATGGAGGGGATTTTGGAAATGGATGGGCGTATTATTATAATGACGACCAACCATATCGATAAAATAGACCCCGCACTAATTAGACCCGGTCGAATAGATATTACAATTAATTTTAAATTACTCGATAATATTGAAATAAATAAAATGGTAAAATTCTATATACCTGGTTGGGAAGATATTAAACTTTCTAAACAATTACATATATCCCACGCAAAATTAATGAATATAATTATATCGACACAAGAAGACATAGGCAATATAAAAACTTGTTTAGAAAATTTATAATATTATTTAAAGAGAAAACAAATTATATAAATATTATGAATTCGGATACAGTTTTAAATCCATATGAATTATTAAGTATAGATCCATATAACCCAAATATGAAACAATTAAAGAAAAACTATTATTCTCTTGTGAAAATTTGTCATCCAGATAAAGGTGGTTCGGAAAAAGCTATGCGAACCCTTCAGTATGCTTATGCCTATATTAAATTACAATTTTTAAATTGCAAAGACCTAAAAACGTATGAACAGTTGGAAAATGAATTTACACAGTTTTGTAAAACACAAGAACAACGGGAATCTGGTTTTAAATTTACTTATAATAACGAAGGCGGTGGTGATTATGCTAGTAAACAGAAAAAATTTAATGAAAAATTCGAAGCGGCCAAGAAAAATAATATTACCAGTTTCGACAAAGGATATGGTACTTTAATGACTGAATCTGAATATACGAAGGGGAAATTGTCATACGATAATACAAATATAAGTAAAAAACATAAACATGTTTTTACTAATATTGATAATAATTCGCTTACAGTTTACCGAGAACCCGAGTCTTTCTTACAATCTTATGGGAATCATGAAAGATTTGACGTTAAGAAAGTAAAAGATTTTAGTTATACCACAGGGAAATTATATATGAGCGATTATCAAAATGCTTTTAAAATGTTAGGAGAAAAAAATGTCAGGAAAGTAAAAATAGAAAACCGAACATACGATGGGTATATCCAGCAGAGAAAAAAAAACCAAGACAGTTATAAGATGGCTACAAGCAGAGAAACTCATAAGTATACTCGGGAAGAATCATCCGAATCGTCGGAATCTGGCGAAACTTCAAGTGATAGCATTGATTAAAAAATATTTAAAGATTATATTATAATATAATATACACCGAATGCAAATTTTCGTTAAAACGCTCACAGGCAAAACTATTACTTTAAATGTTGAACCAAGTGACACTATCGATAATATTAAACAAAAAATCCAAGATAAAGAGGGTATACCACCAGACCAACAGCGGCTAATTTTTGCAGGAAAGCAATTAGAAGATGGTCGCACCCTCTCGGATTATAATATTCAAAAAGAATCAACCCTCCATCTCGTTTTACGCCTCCGCTAACAAGGTTGGCACGGTTCTTTTAATTTTCGCCTTTCTTCTGCTACTTGTCCATTTAGAACAGATATTTCACTATTTATGGTTGAAATTTTGTCATATTTTTGATTAATTTTGTTACTTAAAGAAGTTCTTTTATTAACATTATTACTAATTACAGCGTCTATTTTTTTTATTTGCTGTTTAACACTATCTATTTGCCCCTGTAAAACTTTAATTTCGTTACTATTTCTTGCTCTGTTATATGAGTGCCATCTGCATCTTCTATATGTTCGCCATCTCCACCATACATACCTTCGAACGTTCCAACAATGTAATTTTCTATCCCGTACCGGGTATCGCATAACATTTTTAATCTGGGCTATTCTATTATGTTCTGAATAAATTTTTCTCTGTGATGTTTTGATTTCATTATTCAATTTTCGTAAATCTTGGTCTATTTTATTAATTTCTTTTTGTAAATTCTCGATATATTTTTGTTTTCGCTTCAGTTTTCTTAAAAATCGGTGTAGTTTTTCTTCCCCATAACAATAGCATTTATTACTAGTTTCAAATACTATTTCACGCCCTTTATCCATTAGTTTAGGCATTTGAGTATTAAATTCTGAAACGAGAACTGGATATAAATTAATATTAGAATTATTCCCGGCATCTGTAATATACATATATGTCCTATTAATTATTTTATGAAGTTTTCCTATATCGTCTAATGTATTTGATGTAGAAATACATTTATCTAAATATTTAGAATCTATATGAATAGTATCTTCGTGTTCTTTTTCTAATAATTTACAACATGCTGATAAAAGCGCCGATAATATATTTTTAAACTCGCTTATTTGTTGATTAGGTTTATCACTATTAATAACGTTTGTTAAAATAGCATATAGTTCTCTGCTACTATAATTAACTATACTTAAATTAGTAGAATATCTATCAAATTCATTATTTTTAATACTCGCTATATTCAGATTAGGATAGTCCTTTTGAATAGATTCCAATTCCCCAGAGGCAATAATTTGATTAATAGTGCCTATTCCTTTGTTAGAATCTTCGCTAACTCTGTTCATCTCTTTTTTAAAATTATCAATATCAAAGGGTTGGTCGGCGTTGTCATTAATATTTCCCATTAATTTATTATATTGTGAATTATCTATATTAAAATTTTCTGTAACTTGTGATGAATGAAATAATCCAAAAAAAACTATTACTATAAATATTACTATACTTATAAGTTTTAACATTTCTTATATAATATTGATATAAAAAAAATTTAATTAATATATATAGTAGATGAGCGTAACCTTATCAATAGAAGATAGTAATTTATTAGATTATATTACAAATAGTAATACGATAGGAATAGAGTATGAATGTTCCAGAGATGTGGATATTTTAATAACGCATAGTAATATATCAGGGCTAGAAAATAAGAAAGTGTTATATAAAAATATTAAAATATTGTTAGAAAAATTTAATCTTATATGGACTAACAGTCCTACCATAATAGACGAATATATATGTTCTAATATAGCGGGTTTTATTGTCACTAAATTAATGCATACTAGGTATTTAACAGAATTTCCAGATGATATAATGACCCCCGCATTTATCGATTTCTTAGTAAAAGAGAAAAAATTTTTTACAAAATATAATGTAGGAACTGGGGATACATTATTTAATAAATTATTAGGTTTGGAAACTAATTATTTTTCATTAAAATTCAACTCCCAATATTTAAAACAATATATTGTTCATACTAATAATTTAACAGCTTTTATAAAAAAACAATTGCTATCATTTGTTATTTTGAATAAATACGAGCTTTCAATCACTTTAAATTTTTTAGAACTAATGCGGGAATGTGATAAATATACACCTGTCGATAATAATTTCAAAATTTTACAAGATGCGCTGTATAAGTTATATATAGTTATCTACAATGGTGTAGCAAATATGAAACTAATAAATTTAGATACTGTAAATTTTTATAAATTGCATGTAAATTCTAGCGAAACAATAGATTTAGAAAAATCTATTAAGTATTACGGGAGTCTTATAGATAAACTTAAAACTTTTATAGATTTTCGGACAAGATTATTAGATAATATAGTAAATTTTAATATAAGAGCCTGCACCGATAACGAAATAGAAACTATAGCGAGTATGTGTAATAAGAATACGTATGTAGGGGAGGATTTTGATAAATTTATTAAAATATTCACGCCCATATTGATAAATATCGTAAAATCCGATACGATTAATTTACATAATAAAATCAGGATTATTATGAAAAATGAAATACTCGATATAGATTTTATAAAACCTTTAGTAGAAATATTTATAGAACTTCAAAAATACGATATTAATACAGGGTTTAAATTTAAACTGAAAACGAGATCGAAAATACTGGATATATTAAATATTTTGTCTAAGAAAAAATTTGAAGAAAAATTAAAAACAAATATTTTCATCACATTATGTACAAATCATCTAAATGAATTAATCAATACTTTGGTAGAATTAAATACAAATTTTAAAACATACGCATCGGAACACAATAGGTTACTTATTATTAAATATACTATTTATTTTCAACAAAGTATACATTTGTTACATATACTCTATGAAAATATTACTGATAGTGATTTATTATATTTTAAATTAATTGAATTTTTGTTTACCTTTATGAATTGTGTCGAAAAAGGACAGTTGAGTGATTACGTAACATATAATATTTCACCAGAAAATACGGTCAACGAATGTTTTTCGAAAAATTTTAATAGTATGTTTGAAACGGTTTTTAGTAATTTAGATATATATTCTAAAAATAAAAGTTTTATAGATATTTGGTCAAAAAATAAATATTTTTATAACGAACCTGATATAGAAACCGCTATTATTAAGTATGGTGAATTTAAAATAAACGACGATTTAAGAATAACAGATATATTAAAATATGTATCTAACAATATTAAATCAACTATAGAGTTCTTAGAATTAAATACTGATAAATACACGACCGATGTCCCCGATAAGTTTATGGATGCAATTATGTTTAACGAAATTAAAAACCCTATAGAAATCCCTTCTGTAGAACAAATTGTAGATAAATATACGATTTATAACCATTTATATTTCAACCAAACTAATCCATTCACTAACGAGGAATTAAGTATTTTAACATTAGAAGAATATAATTCTTTACCAGAGGTTAAGGATAGAGTAACGAAATTTTCAGAAGATTTCCGTATATGGAAATTGAAATATAAAAAAAACTAGATGCAATAAAATAAATTTATAATATTAAAATCATAATATATATTAATGACTTCCGCGTTTTTTTCCAACGAAAATTTCGAATTAATTTATAATAACATTAACAATAATATAGAAAGAAAGTATGGGTTTAGTATTCCCAAAAATAATACGTATTCGACAAAAATATTAGATATAATGAAAACTATTTATGCGAGTAAGCGTCAACTGAATATTTCACAGAATCTAAATAAACATGACACATTAAATATTCTTATTAAAAAATCTATCCAATATTTTATGATTTATTTTGAAAAAAATATTAATTCAAGTGAAACCGAATCCCCTCTGACTCAAAAAGAAATGACACAAGACGGTATCAATAACAACGCGATACAGTCATACGAAGTTAATAATATGACGGGGTATCACTCCTTAAAATATGATATTTTGGATCAAAATATCGAAACGGTGTATCCTTTAAATAACCCGGCTAACACGATTACCGGAGTAAATGAAAAGGATTACGGGGTTAATTCGACTACATCTGAAATTAAGCGACCTATTAATAATACACATCCTGAAAACCCACCTAACAGAATAAACCAAACTTTAAAGCAGATTTTATTAGAAAATCAATCAAAATTGGTAACTTTAGAAAATAATTTAAAACAAAATAATTCATTAACTACGGTCTCGGACATGAAGCAATTATTCTATGCCCTAAAGGATGGTGCTAATTTTAAAGTTAAATCAATTAATTTAGTAATTGATACAGGTGATTCCCCTAAAAGTTGTAGTGGCGAAACCGTCTCACCGTTTGATGTAAAAGTTTCTTTTGGTACATCCGTACCTAAAAAATCGAACGGGGTCGTGTTTTCATCAGGGTATAATAATTCCCAACCATCATGCAGTAATCTTTATGTAAGTGATGAAATAAAAAATGTCCATTCTATAAGATTGGATAGAATTGTTATACCAGAGGTTCATTTGTCGGGTGCCAGATATCCATTCCTGTATCTGTGTATTGAGGAATTCGAATCCAACGTAATAACAACTGGCAATATTAAAAATATTTTTGCTAAAATGTATATAGATTCTAACACACGACACTGCACCGGTTGCTCAAATGATTGCAGCGGGTTTTTACATTATGTGAATCAAGAGAATGACATCAAAATATTTAAAACGCCTTTATCTACTTTATCTAAATTGAGTATTAAATTAATTACCCCAGTCGGTACAAATTTATGTAATAATTGGACTTTTAATACGTATGATTGTAACAATTCTAGTGATAATTATTTAGATACATACGTCCAATATATGTTTCAAATAAATACTCTAGAAAATTATGTGCCCGAGATTAATGTATCTCCTTTTAATAACAGCTAATATTTTTAAAGTAAATTTATTTATTATTTTAAAAATAATATATTATATTAATGGAAGTAATTTATTTTTCAGAAGATAATTTTAAGAGAATTTTCAAAGTTATTAAACAAAATATTAAGGACGAATATAATATTTCTATAAGGAAGCGCGAGTATAAAAATAATATTATCGATGTAATGAAATATTCATTTTCAATTAAAAAACAATTTAATATAGACGCTCTTAGTGTAGAAGATAAAATTAGATATCTTTCTCAAAAAGCAATTAATTTTTTTTTAGTATATTTCAAATCTAAAAATGAGAAGAAAAAAAGTATTAATAGAGAAAAACCAGTAAAAAATAAAGAACGAAAAATAGATATTAATAGACCCAAGGCAACATTTAAAAAAGATACCGAAAATTTAGAAGATAAATTTAAACAACTAGTCGATTCTAGAAATATAAAACCAGAAAAAAAACCAGCTATTGATTTCCGCGATAAAAATACTCCAGAACATAATAATATTGAGGAAAAATATTTGGAGATAACCAAAAGTAGGGAAGATTATTATAATTCAGATAACGTTCCACAGCCTATTACTACTGATGTAAAAGATATCTTTTCAGATTTAACCGCAGCCGCGATGGGTGCCACCTGGGACACGAATGGCTCATCTGAACTAATATCAAACCAGCAGAACACAAAAGGTGGTATCGTTGACTCAGGGAATAGCATTGCGGGTTCATCGTTGTTTAATTTTAATGAGAGTAATTTATCCGAATTAAATAAAAGTGTCATAGAATCTGATACAAAACCAAAATTACAGAGTCGTAAGCGGCGAATGGGCGACTTAAAAACTAAAAATATTATTATAGATGTTTCGGGTAGCACGACCGGGACACATACGGTGATATTTGGCCCAGGTAATGCTAATACGGATGGAGATGCTTATATTTCCGAAGATATTAAAAACGTAGTTTCAATAAAGGTAAATCGTTTAATAATAAGAGAAAACCCTATATTTAGAGAAAGTATTATCGCTGATGATTATTTAGAATCGATGAACAATAAAGTTGCTAATATTACAGAAGAATTAGATATTATTACAGGTAGAAAAGTTGTGGCTGAAGAAATTTTAAATGATTTATCAGGAGCATATAACACGGCCTTTTTACACAATTTTAATATTTCAGGTGTTGATGTTGCCGCTGCCTTAGAATATACTAAAACTCGAAACGATTACGAAGCATCTAAAACTAAATCGGAGAACGCATCGGGGCATTTATACAATGTAAGTGGGGGCAACTCAGTTCAAATATCAGATTTATCGGGTAACGAATATGAAATATCGTACGAGATATCCCGTTTAGAATATAACCAAAGCAGAGATTCTTTGGATCAGGCAGAATTTGATGCGAGTGGGGCATATCAAAAAAAGCTAGATACAGCGGCTATCTGGGAAAGCATATCAGGAGAAGTTGCGACGAATGACGCTAGAAAAAATATAGATGCCGCGGCAAATATAATGGTAGCGAATTTATCGGGGGAATTAGCTAACATTAGCAGCGATAGGGCTTATGCGGAACAAGAACTTAATAGATTAAATACCGATGCTTCTGGACTTATTTCTGATATAATGGTTTTTTCCAATGCATCGGGGGCGACATATGAAAAGGATTTAGAAATAGCTATTTTAGAAAGAGATGGAATTTTTACTAAAAAGGAATTACTAATAGCTGACGCGAGCGAATCATATATAAAATATACCAATGCTAAAAATCTTTGGGAGAATATATCTGGTATATCAATTATTAATGATGTTAGTGGGGATTTTGCCGCGAGGGTAGCGATTGTAAGTATTTCAGGTGAAATAGATAGTATAAAAACTGATAAAGAATTTACGGAAACGCATTTATTAAATTTATCGGGTGACGCGAGTACATTTAATATAGATATTAATATTTCAAATGCTTCTGGTGCAGAATATAGAAAGGATTTAGAAATAGGAATTTTAAATAGGAATCGTCTTTTGGATGAAAAACAGCGAGCAGCTATAGATTTAAGTGGTAAACACCAAAAGAAAACCGAAACTATGAATTTGTGGATGGATATATCTGGTATTGAAATAAATAATGATGGGTTACTTAGAATAGATACTGCCGCAGATATTATAATCTATAATGTTTCTGGTGATTTATCTAAGGTTACTATAGATAAAACGTTTGCCGTAACGCATTTAGAAAATTTATCAGGTGATGCAGATGTATTAAATATAGATAGTAGTATTTTAAATGCCTCGGGTGCCGAATATAATAGACACTTAGAATTAGCAATTTTAAATAGAAATATTGCTTCTGATGAAACGCAGCGTGCTCTTATCGATTTAAGCGGGGCGCTCCAGCTAAAAAACGATACTTTTGCGGTATTTCAAAATATATCGGGCTATGAAGCAGATGCAAGTGGTAATAATGATTTCGCTGGGTTAGTATTAATAAAGGAGGCCTCTGCTAATTTTACTAATGCTTCAGGGGCATACGTAAACGCGTCAGGTGTATATAATAATGCTTTAGCCGATTTAGTAACAAAACAAAAAATAGTTGATGTTCATCGGGCTAAATTAGAGGTTTTTAATTTGAGCGGAGCAAAGTCAAGTTTAGAAACGAAATTAGCAAATTTACAAAGTATACGAGATAATCAATTAAATTTAAGTGGAGGTGATATTTCCGCGAGAGTTTTACTCAAAGAAATTAAAAATGAATATATTAGTGCTTTAAGTGCATACACCGACGCATCTGCTGTATATAGTAACGCTATCACCAAATTAGATAACAAACAACTAGAAGTGGATATTTATAGAGCTAAATTAGACGTTTTTAACATTAGTGGTGAATTAAATAAGTTAGAACATCAATTAAATGTAATAAATAATGCAGTAAATTTAAGTGGAGGAACCGACGCTGCTGCTGAAATTATAAAAAAACAAGTAGAAATAAATTATGTAAATGCATCTGGTGAGTATTTTGGAATGGCTAATAAAATTTTAAACACCGAAACTCAGTATACTAAAAACCAATTAATAGTTGATGTGCGCAGAATTAAATTAGAAGTTTTTAATCTTAGCGGTGAAACAAATAATCTAATAAATAAGCTTTCCACAGCAACCATAGCCAGAGATATTGCCAGGGATATAAGTGGTGGGGACGTCGCTGCACGTGTTAAACTCCTTGAGGCTAAAATAAATATGACGAACGCGTCAGGGGCATATACTAAATCTGAAAACACAAAAAATATTAAACAAACAGAGTTAGACGACGCGCAAAAGGACTTTATTTATAAAAAGGCTCGTTGGGATTATTATAATTTACATACTAATAGAAACTTTTTAGAATTAAAATTGACGAACATATCAGGAGCCAGGTATGCGTCTGAACAGCTATTAAATAACGAATGGGATATAGCTGGATATATGGCAAACGCCAAAGCTAAGGCAGATTTTAAAGATATTTCTGGTTACCAGAAGTTACTGACAGAGAGATTAGCTGGTGTCGCACTTGATTTAAGTGGGAAACAAAATATTCAAGTTACTAAAAAAAATCAAGCAACGCAGGAATCCGAACCATATTTACTATTATGCAGCGACGAATTGGAAGAAGGAACTTTAAGCGGGAAGGTCCTTACTAATGTTGATAAGCTGATTGGAACGAGTATTTTTGCTAAGTTATACCCTGATATAAATATTATGGGTTACACTCATTTTATAAATAAGGATAGTAATACACATAAATTTACATCCAAGCAATTATCACATTTTAACTTTACAATTCAGAATAGTAAAGCCGAATCATATCAATCAGAATGTATATTAATGTTAGAATTTAAATATCTTTGAAATTAATAATAAATTATTATTTTATTAAAAAAATAACTTACTATAGGAATGGAACAATTATTTTTTTCTAATGAAAATTTTAAGAAAAATTATACAAATATATACAAAAAAATTAAAACGACATATAAAATTTCAATCAGAAATGATGAATCGAGAATTAAAGAAATAATAGATATTATGAAATACATTTATTCCAAAGTAGATAAATTTAAAACAAATAAAAAAACCCCCGCAGAGAAACTGGAAATTTTAAATAAAAAAACCCAGGATTTATATCTATTACTTGAAAGAAAAAAAAATGAACAAAAAAAATATGAGAATTTTACCCAGGCGGAAGATGATGACGATGGGGGTATATATGAAGGTGCTGATGTTTATAAAAATGACCTGGTTGACAAACCATTTGAGACGGAGGATCCAAAAAAAGAGCTTAATAATATCAGTATTATGTTGGACTTAAAGGGAAAAGACACTTATCATAAAATCGACTTCGTGAATACAGTATCTGCGATAGGAGATGCCTATATCCATATGAGAAAATCTATAAATGAAGTAATCTCTATTAAAATAAATAAAATAATTTTAGACGAAAATCCTATATTTAGAGAAACTATTATTGCCGACCAATATTTAGAGAATATATCAGGGAAGTTTAAAAATATTAAAGAGCTTAATACAATACTTCAAGGAGAACATACACTAAGTGAAGAAATTATTATAGATCTATCGGGGAATTATAATTCAGCTTATTTAAACAATTTTAATATTTCAGGGGTTGATGTTCAAGCAGCAGTAGAATATGCCAATATTAAAAGAGATTATTTAGAAATATCATCAAAAGAGTTAAATTTAAGTGGATATCTTACTAATTTCGACTTATCGTCCGTAACGTTTACAGTTTCGGGGAATACTATAGAAGAAAAATATCGGAATTCTGTGATAGAAAGAATGACTACTTTGAATAAAAAAAATCAAGCAATCATTAATGTACAAAAAGGCCTTCAAAAAAAAACCGATACCTCAGCTATTTGGGAAAATTTATCAGGTATAGTAGTTATTAACGATAATTTAAAAGATATTAATGTAGAAAATGATGTAATTTTAAGTAATATTTATAGAGACTTCATTGATATTAGTAGTAAATACGACGAGGCATATGCCGAATTAAACAGAATGTCCCAGGACACACAAATAACTAATTTAGTTACAGATATATTAATATTTTCAGATATGTCAGGTTATATTTATAAAAGTAATTTAGAAAAAAGTATACATGAAAGAGATGTAATTAATCAAAAGAAAATTACTGCTGAAATAGATGTTAGTGGGGCTTATCAAAAAAAAATAGATACTTTAAAAGTTTATAACTCAATATCGGGGACAAAGACTGTATATTTTGATTGGGCTGCCGAAATTGCTTATCTGAATATTTCAGGTGAATTAGATAATACTATAGATAACTATAATTTAGCAATCACCGAATTGAATTCGTATCTTTCTCATCCGGATGTATCTGGATTTGTAACTCCTATCTATGATGGTTCAGGTGCCGAATATAAACTAAATTTAGAAAAAAGTATAGTTGAAAGAGATGCAGCATCAAGAGAAAAACAAAGAGCTTCGGTGGATGTAAGTGGGGAATATATAAATAAAACTAAATTTGAAAAATTATTTAACGATATTTCGGGGGAACAATTAACTAACGACCAATTATTAAAAATAGATGCATATGCTGAAACTTTAGTGGAAGAAGTTTATAGGGATTATTTGAGTTTACAAACAGAATATTTGTTAGCTAAACGAGATTTTAATAATTTATCTGGTGGAATATCTGATATAACAGATATTTCTGGTGCCCAATATAACAGAGATTTAGAAATAGCTATTTTAGAAAGAGACCAAGCAGCCACACTAAAACAACAGAGTATCGTAGATTTAAGTGGTGCATACTTAAATAAAATTAATACTGAAAATATTTGGAATGATTTAAGTGGATATTTATTATAGGTTTAAAAATTGTTTTTTTTATATTAGTTATATATTAATATAAATAAATTATGTCTTGGTCACAATATGGAGGAACAGTTAATGGCGATGATATTACCGATGGTTTTGGAGACGACGTAGCTTTAAATGCCTTAGGAAATATAATGGTTATAGGATCACAATATGATGATAATGGAGGGAGTAATAGTGGAAGAGTGACTATATGGAATCTTGACTCAAACGGTGATTGGGAAGAGAAAGCGGGCTGGAATGGTAATAGTAGTAATCAATTTGTTGGGGTCTCTGTTTCTATTAACTATGTTGGAGATATAATAGCGTTCGGTGGTAACGGAGGGTATGGTACAGCAATTTATAAAAATAGTGCTCATAGTAGTGGGGGCAATAGTTGGAGTCTTCAAGGTACGATTATACCTTTTAATTCTTCAAGTGCTACAGGTGAAAGTGTTTCATTAAATGATACAGGAGATAGAATAGCTATAAGTGCTAGCCCAGTAGTTATTTATAAATGGAGCGGCTCAAGTTGGTCGTCCGAAAGTTCATTTACACCTACTTCTTGGATTGGTCAGTCAGTTTCTATTAATGGGAATGGTGATATGGTTGTCGTTGGTGGACAAAATCTTGACACCGACAATGACCCTGGCACAGAATTAAGAGTATATAAAAGAACAGGTTCTACTTGGGCTACTACTTTTGCCCCTTCTATTGAAGAAGTTGACCCGTCGTTCAGCCGGAATATATATGTGGATTTCAACGGGGATGGCAGTGTTTTAGCAGTGGGATTATCTTTATTTGACAACGGAAAAGGGAAGGCCCTTATTTATAGATATACAAATGGTAGTCCTGATTCAGGAACTACAGTAGAAGTTGGCGATCAGGGCATAGGTTGGACCACTATGACAGGCTGTAAGATAAGTGTAAATGCTGCTGGCGACAAGGTTGTCGTTGCTTCGCCTGGTTTCGATACGGGCGCACAAGATCGTGGAAAAGTGGCAATTTATAAATATAATGGAAGTAGTTGGATTGAAGAATGGGATATTGAGGGTGACACAATAAATAATTATTTATCCTTTGGTAGTCATATAAATGCTCTGGGAACCCGTGTTGCTTTGGGAATACAAGACATCGCTAAAGTTAAAACATATGAAATAACTTCAGAAACAGCAATATTTCAATCACCCTACAAAACTCTTACAAATTATAATATAAAACATGCGGTAGATGAATGGTTAGCCGAACCTGTCGGAGTGTCTGCCACATATGGAGATAATATTGGAGCATGGGATGTATCAGGGGTTACGGTTATGACTGATTTGTTTAAGCATGGCAGGTCCAAATTCAACGCCAACGGCGGCGAAGCGGACGGCACCTTAGATGCATCCGGATTCAACGAAGATCTTAGTAGTTGGAATACAAGTTTAGTAACTAATATGGACTGGATGTTCCGAGGCGCATCCACATTTAACCAACCTTTAAACAACTGGAATGTTTCTAAAGTAACTAATATGGCGGGGATGTTCCGAAGCGCATCCGCATTTAACCAACCTTTAAACACGAAGGATGTAAGTGGTTTGGACGGATCTACATATACTGCATGGGATACAATATTAGTAACTAATATGTCCAACATGTTCACATACGCATCCAGATTTAATCAAGATATTAGTGATTGGAATACAAGTTCGGTAAATACGATGGCGTCCATGTTTTCAAGAGCGTATGTATTTAACCAGAATATCGGGGCGTGGGACACGAGCAACGTCACCAACATGTACGGTATGTTTTATGAGGCGTGGGAGTTTGATGGAGATATTCGTAATTGGGATACAAGTTCTGTAAATACGATGGTGTCCATGTTTTCAAGAGCGTATGTATTTAACCAGAATATCGGGGCGTGGGACACGAGTGCTGTGACGGATATGTCCCAAATGTTTTTTCACGCGTGGGAGTTTGATCAATATATTGGTAATTGGGGTACAAGTTTGGTAAATACGATGGAGTCCATGTTCAACGGCGCGCGGAAGTTTAATCAAGATATAAGCATGAAGTCTGTAATTGGCTCGGAGGGAACTTTATATATAGCATGGAAGACATCAGCCGTTACAAATATGTTGCATATGTTCAGGGGTGCGGAGAAGTTTAATCAAGATATTGGGAATTGGGAAACGGGTTTGGTAAATACGATGGCGTACATGTTCGCCGGAGCGAGGGTGTTTAATCAATATATTGGTGATTGGGATACAAGTTTGGTAACTAGAATGGAGTCCATGTTCAGCGGCGCGTCTGTATTTAACCAGAATATCGGGGATTGGGAAACGGGCAACGTCACCAACATGAACGATATGTTCCACACCGCATCCGCATTTAATCAAGATATTGGTAGTTGGGATACAAGGTTGGTAACTGATATGAGGTATATGTTTTCAAAAGCGTATGGATTTAACCAGGATATCGGGGCGTGGGACACGAGTGCTGTGACGGATATGTCCCAAATGTTTTTTCACGCGTGGGAGTTTGATCAATATATTGGTAATTGGGATACAAGTTTGGTAAATACGATGGCGAACATGTTCAACGGCGCGCAGAATTTTAATCAAGATATAAGCATGAAGTCTGTAATTGGCTCGGACGGAACTCCATATATCGCATGGAAGACATCATCCGTTACAAATATGGTGCATATGTTTATGGGTGCGGAGAAGTTTAATAAAGATATTGGGAATTGGGAAACAGGTTCGGTAAATACGATGGCGGGCATGTTCGCTCTCGCGTTCGTGTTTAATCAAGATATTAGTGATTGGGATACAAGTTCGGTAAATACGATGGCATCCATGTTTACAAATGCGTCTGTATTTAACCAGAATATCGGGGGGTGGGATACAGGTTTGGTAAATAATATGATGGGTATGTTCAACTCCGCGAAGCAGTTTAATCAAGATATTGGGAATTGGGATACAAGTTTGGTAACTGATATGAGGTATATGTTCAACGCCGCGACGCAGTTTAATAATGAGGAACAACCTTTTAATTGGCTAATAAATGTAAACCTTTCTGGAAATATGGTAAATATGTTCGCTGGCGGTGCAGCGATGCATAATCTATATGGAAGCATCGGAACGTCACCAAATGTGTTTTTTGGGAACACCCCAGATATCAGATTTTTTATCCCAGCAGTAACTAATATTTCAGGGGTGGATGGAAGTTTTAAAACAGGCGCTGATATTATTTTACACGTTACGTTTGATAAACAAGTTAATGTCTCTGGGCAACCTTTTATAGAGTTAAATACTGGAGGTAAAGCCAATTATTTATCTGGAACTGATAGCAATACCTTACTTTTCCAATATACTGTTAAAACAGGGGAAAATACTGCTAGTTTAGACTGCTCGGGGGGCTTAAATTTAAGTGGGGAAGGTTCAATTTTTAACGCTTCTGGAAATGTAGCTAGTTTACTTTTACCCCTTAATTCTTTGAGCGGGAACACCGATATAGTAATTAACGATACTACAGCTCCAACACTTTTAAGTGTAACTGAAGTTCCAACACCTTCGGCTGATACAACACCCTCATTTACATTTAACACAACCAAAGCAGGTACTATAACCTTTAATACAGGCTATTCAAGTAGTACTACTACCGCAGATGCGGGAAATAATATTATAACCTTTGATACTTTGGAACCGGGAACCCATGACATAACAATAACCGTCACTGATGCGGGTGGTAATGACTCTTTAGCACTTGCTGTTCCTACGTTTGTAATTGATACTACAGCTCCAATACTTTTAAGTGTAACTGAAGTTCCAACACCTTCGAATGTTACAACACCGTCGTATATATTTAGTTCAGATAAAGCTGGCACTATAACCTTGGATCCGGCACATCCAATTAATACTTATACTGCAATCAGTGGAAATAATACTACTATAACCTTTAATGCTCTGTCTCCCGATATATATAGTAATATAATATTAACGGTCACCGATGTAGCTGGTAATTTTTCTACACTTATTCTCAACCCGTTTGTAATTAATGCACTTGCTACTATAACTTCAATTACTTCCGATAAAGCGTTAGGGGCTTATCGTTCAGGTATCGACATTATATTAAAAGTTCTTTTTAGTGAAGATGTGACTGTCGATGATACTGGAGGAAAACCATATATTAATCTGAATTCTCTAGGAAAAGCTATTTATGATAGC